ATTTTTTTTCACGTCTCGTTTTTATTTGTTTTTTTGTATTGTTTTGTTTTGTGTTTTTATATGTTTTTTTTAACTGGTTTTGTCCGTGTTTTGTTGTGTGTTTTTTCGTGTTTTTTTGTTTGTTTTGTTTTGTGTTTTATTGTTTTGTCTTTTCGTGTGTTTGTGTTTGCGACACGCCTGGGGAGCTCTGTGTTTTGTGTTTTGTGTTGTGGTGTGGTATATTTGTTTTAGTTGCAAGGTGCAGCGTTTTGAATGGTTAGGTGATTATGATGGATTTTAGTGCTCTTGCTTGTATCGGTCACATTGAAGTCACTAAGAGTGACCATGGTGTGACGAATGAGAATGTTGGTTATACGGGTTATAATCTGTCTCATGTTGTGAAGAGTCGTGATGTTCAGCGTATTGTTGGCGAGTTGACTATTTATAATAATGGCACTGCTGTGTATATGCCTAGGGCTGTTGGTTCGGCTACTCAGACGGACGTTAACGCTGTTGCGAGTTTTGTTCTCATGGTTGTGAAATCTAATAATTTGTCATTAAGGGTATGGTGATTAATGTGCCGGGGTTTCTTACATTGCTGTGTTGTATTATGTTGGCTGTTGGTATTGATATTATAAGGGGTAATAAATGATTAACACTACTTATTTGGATAAATTATGTCGTGAATATAACGAACTCGATGAAAAGATTAATAAATTATCTCTTTACATTGAAGCTAATGTTAATGTTGTTGATGATAAATATTGTTGGATAGGTGGGGATGATGGGCGTTTTTGTGGTCCGGGGTTATTGTGTGCGCAATTGAAGTCAATGAAAGCTTATAGGACGAGTCTTTCTGTGAGAATTAATGGCTATTTGATTATTAGGGAGCATGATAATGTTTGAGTTTCTTTGCGCTTGGTGCACTGATAGGTTTACTCGATATAATCCTGATGGGGCTGAACACTATTTTGCGGAGGGGTATTATCGTGGTTGGCTTGATTTGAAAACCGGTCAGGAGGGTAGACCTGATCGCCTCGATACGTATGATGTCCCTCAGTGTTATCGCGGTGATTATGCTCGTGGCTATCAGGATGGTTTCGCTGACGGTGTGGAGAATGTTGATGAGGATGATGCGCGTCTCTTGGAGAATGTGTATGATATCCCTGACTTTTAGGAAAGGTGGTGCGTTGTGTCGCAACCGTGGCATAATCGTCGTAGGAGCGTGAAACGCTATAATGAGCAATTGTATATACCGGTTCGTGACCGTCGTGTTTTTGACGATGATCCAGTGCATGGCTCTAAGCGTATTGCCATGTTGTTTAGGGGTAATATGAGGCGTTTACATGTGCGTAATATTCGTAAAGGGATGCCGTGGGAGTTGTTTTGCCGTGGCTGTATGATGCTCGATGAATTGTACTCGCATGATGGCTCTCAGATCGCTATACGTGATAGTGTGGCGGAAATGGCTCATATTTGCGCTAGCCTGTCGGAGCATCCTACGCGGCTTGAGGTGCTGAACAGTGCGTTGAATGTTGAGGAAATAACCGGCGTCATATACCGGCCGTTTATGATAGGCTGGATGGCGTTAGTCCATCTTGTTCAGGGTGACGCTTTTGACGTGCAACAATTGTTCCCCGATCACCCGGAATTATATTACATGGTTTCACGGTGTTTTTTAAGTTTTGACAAACTTGATACTACTCAGTATACTGATACTTGGGTGTTCGACTTGAACACTGATAAACAATTTAAGGATAGGTGATTATTATGGCAGAAAAAATTAAGGGCGGAACTGTAGTTCGCACTCACCATTATGTGGTTGTTAAGGGCGTCGAAATGACCCCGGACGGCGATATGCTCGAACAGGAACACGTTATCGATGGAAAACATGAGGACATGGAATATTTGAAGCGCAAGGCGCGCCGCGAATGGCCTGATTTTCTTCCCCGCGAGTTTTCGTGGCATAAGCAACGTGCTGAAATGTCTGAGAAAGATTTTTACGGCATGGCAAAGTTTGGCGATGATGAGGAATATGTGCCTAAGCGCGTATCCGAAGCATCGTCCGAAGTAGAAGAATAATAAACAAACAAATAGATAGGTATAGGTGAATATTATGGCTAACGAAATCGCAACAGTGAACGCGACTACTGGAGAAATTGAAGAAATTGAGAGCCGTCCCGTGTCTCAGTTGGTGAACACGCTGAATCCGAAGACATTTGAGGAGCGTAAGGCTGTGTTTAATGCGGTGAATAATGCGCAGTCTTTGGATGATATGAAAGATAAGCCGATTAAGATTACTGGCGTGGCGCAGACTCACAGCGTCCGTATTGATCGTAACACTAATGAGGAAGTGCCGTGCATTGGTACGACATTGGTTGGTGCCGATGGCACGGGTTACTATTCTCAGTCGGCTGGTATCGCTCGGTCGGCGTACAATCTTGTGGCAGCGTTCGGCGCGAATTGGCCTGAGCCGTTGACCGTGCATGTTAAGGCGACCACGTTGGCATCGAAGAACACGCTGAAGACGCTTGTCCTTGATTAGTGTGCTATAATGGGTGATGGTTGGCAGGTTGCCTTGCTAGCCATCACCTAACCCAGTGGGGGTCGTGTCGTATACTCGTCAGTACGATGCGGCCCCCATTGTCTTATCCATGTAGATGGGCGGGGAATTATATGGCGTCACGGGCCGCGCGTAGAGCACGAAAACAGCATGTAGCAACATTGAGCGCACAGGCGCGCAAAAGCGAAGCGCAACGTAACATTACATCATTAAACCAAGTTAATATGGACAAACTTGATAATCTTACCGTGCCGCAACTCAGGCAAGCGGCTCAACTGTATGGGGCGAAACAGGAAGCGCGAAAAGCTCAGATCGTGAAAGTGGCGCAAGAGGATTATTATAACGTGCCGGTAGTGCATGTGTCAAAACTCGATCAAGATATGGCGTCTCGGCCGCTGATCTCGGATGCTGAAATCGCTAGCGCCCCTGTTAAACGGCAGAAAACGTTGCGGCAGCAGCAGCGGCGGCGTATTGCGGCGCGGGAAAAGTTGGGGCGCGCGAGGGAATATAATGCGTTGCGGCAGAGTCGGACGGTAGAGCAACAGCAGTGGCGGGAACGGCATGGTCTTGACGCGCCGAACCCTAATGTGATGAGTCACGCGCTGAGCGGTAGCCGTGAATTGCGCGATATGCTGAACACGGTGAATGTGCTTAATAATCCTGATTTTGTTAAGGGGATGCCCGTTCAGACGCTCAAAAAAGAGCTTAAGGACGCCGCTAAGCGTGTGAAGTCTCCGAGTGAGCGACAGCGTGACGAACTCGATAAGTCGTATAGGAAAGCCAAAAGAGAGCGGAATAAGAAACGCATTAGGCAGAAGAAAACACAATTACAGTATTTGCGTTTTCTGCGTCAAGCACAGCTCAAGGGCGCTCTCGGCAAAGACGTGGCGCACCAATTCTCGCGGCTATCTAATAAGCAAGTGCGGTGGCTCATGGATAATACCTCGTTCGGTAAAGCTGTTCGTAATTTTATTGGCAATTCTCCCGAATATGAGTCGTGGGAGACGGTACGCAAATATGCGAAAAATAATAAATTTAAGTTTGTTTCTGAAAGCGAAAAGCAAAAAGCTAAGGCTAAAAAGCAAATATTGGACTTTTTTGAAATGGCGAAAAGGCATTAAATTGGATCACTATTATATCGTTGACGGGGATATTATAGCGGATATTACCGGGAAAACTGAACCATTTGATTTGCGAAAAATAACTCGCATGATGATATCGGCAACGCAACCTAACATTATCTATTGCACAAGCGAAGACACGATAATGGCATGGATTGCGTCTATGATGTCCCATGGTATCACGCTGAGTAATGGGCGTAAAAATTCGTATAGTGTCCTATGTGGTACGAATCGTATTTTGTACCATGCTACGTATCGCAATAGCGAGGGTGTGCCGACGCGCATGTTTTTGTTAAGCAACCTCCTCCGTACCACGTCGGCATTGAAGCTTCAGCAATCCTATGGTGGGGATACGCCGCTTGCGGCTGGTATTCGCGCGTTGCGCTCATGTATCGATCTGAATATATCAGGCATGACCGTCGGCGGTGCTGCCATGGCTGATTACGCAAAAAATGGTGCCCAGTTTATGCGCAATTTTCCCGCCATTCCCGCCGAGTGGGAAAACGATATGCGGACTGGGTATCTTGGCGGGTATATTGCGTGCAAACCGGGCGAATATGAAAACGTGGTCGACTACGATTGCAACAGCATGTATCCGACGCAACTTCGCAATAAGCCCCTCCCCTACGGGAAACCTGAGCCATATGACGGCGCATATGTCAATGATGAAGACATGCCGCGCCATATCGATGTCATGACGTTTCGGGCCGACGTGAAACGTGACGGCTACGCATTTTTGGGCGTCATGGACATGCTATCAGGCGATAGGGCAAGTAGCGTCACGTCGACGCGCGGCTATATCACCATGGCACTGACCGACATTGATCAGCAATTACTCTATGATAACTATGACGTGAGCGTGTACCGATATGAGCATGGCTGGAAGTTCAGGGCGCAGCGCGACATGTTTACCGATTATGTGGACCACTGGTATGCGCTCAAATCGTCCAGTAAGGGCGCTCGGCGTAATATCGCTAAACTCATGTTGAACTCGCTGGTAGGAAAATTCGGGACCGTGCCGCGCGACAGTCTGTTAGAACCGCAGTGGGATAGTGAATCAGGCGAGCTATTGTGGTCCATTAAGCATGAAACACCCAAAAATTCGCGCCACTATCTCCCTATTGCCATGTTTGTGAATGCGTATGCGCGGCAAACACTCATTGCGGCATGTCGCGCCAATAGTCGCGTGGTCTCCATTAATACGGATGGTTTTGCTGTCGTGGGTGATGAGGTGCATGGCATCGATATCAGCCCCACGCGGTTGGGACGATGGAAAATTAAAGCACGATATAAACGACTTGTAATTCTTAACACCGGATGCTATCAGGGAGAAACAGAGGACGGTCATATTAATCTTGTGTGTGCGGGCGTATCGCGCTCTGCGCCGATACCGTGGGAGCAGTTTCGGCATGGTGGTGTTTTTGTTGACGATTATGGTCAGCAAATTGTGCTACACTGATAGCGGTACAGAGCTAACACTCGTGACTGTATGTGAGAGTCGCGTGGATCAGCGATTGGGTTCGCCGCGCGGCTGAGGGCTGATAACCACTGTGCTACGCGAGGTGTAACGGCTCTCATGCCATACGGACGTCGGGAGCGCGATTGCACCCGACGTCCACTACTATATAAGGAGCAATTATGGTCGATACCACAGATACCACTACCGAGCCGACCGACGATAGGCCGCAGGACCACGTCGACACGCCTAACGACGATATTAACCCGGAACCGGACGGTGGCGACGACACGCCCGCCGATGCCGGTGAGGATTATGGGGCGCAGATTCAGGCGTTGCGTGACGAAGTAGCGCAGGTCAAAGCCATGCTTGACGCCATGGGTATTGGACAGGGGGAAGTCGCAGAACCGGAAGAACCCGCAGACGATAGGCCGCGCTCATACGATGACCTATTTAGCGACGACGACGAGTGATACACTGTTAGAGGATAATTACCCACAATTATAGGAGCAATCATGGCTACAAGTCAAAATGGCGAATCTGTGCGACCGCTGGTACAGGGCACTAACGCCGACATCATTAATCTTATTCGAGACGAGGCATCGCCCGAGTTTCAGCGGCGTATTCCCGCCGCAACCAAGGCGACCATGCATGACACGTTGCAAACGCTCATGCGCTATGAGAGCGTGCGCAACGAATTTTATGACGCGCTTGTGAACGAGATTGGCAACCGTTCTATCAATAAACTTCGTTGGCTGAACCCGTTGGCTGAATTTAAGCGCGCCGCCATGCGGTACGGATCTGCGCAAGAGGAAATTGCCGTAGGCATGGTGAATGCTCACGTTTATGACCCGAATAACGAGTACTTGGGTGACGATATTTATGGCACCTATAAGGCTCCTATTAAGTCCGTTTTCCATACGGTTAATCGTGAGAATTGGTATCCGATTACCATTAATGAGTCTCAGGTTCGTAAGGCTTTCGAGAATGCCGATAGTGGACTGTCGATGTTGAATGCGGAAATCATGCAGTCCCCCGTCACGGCCGATAATAATGATGAATTTTTGTCGATGTGCAATCTGTTCCCCGAGTACGCGAATATGGGCGGCTATTGGAAAGTGCACGTGCCGTCCGTGTCGCTTGACTCGGACGCGCAGGCGGCGGCACGACAGCTGTTGAAAAACGTACGCGCCATGATTTATAAGCTGCCTATCAAGCCGTGGACCGAGTATAATGCAGCGCATATGCCGTCTGTCGTGTCTCGGGATGATTTGATTCTTTTCACCACGCCGGAGGTCCATGCGGCCATGGATGTTGACGCATTGGCCGCGGCGTTCGGCGTGGACTATATGGCCGCTAACGCCCGTATTTTTGATATTCCGTACGAAATGTTCGGACTGGAAAAAGCGCAGGCCGTGCTCACCACGAAGCAATTCTTCTACGTTTGGGATTACCAGTACTTGACCACCACGAGTGGCATGAACCCGATCAGCCAAAACACGAATTACTTCCTCCATCACAAGGAGGCTATCTCACTGTCTCCGTTTGCCCCCGCCGTACTGTTTTGGGAGGGTGACGGATCGATGGAAATCATTAAAGCGCTTGGCGATATTACTATTGACGCGCCGATCTTGCAGGTGGCGTTGCAAAAGTTTGGCAATCCGGCTGTGCAGCCGTCCGACGTGCAGCGTGGCGGCGTAGTGCAGGTCGTGGCTAATGCCACGTCCTCGAATTTCCCCAACCTCAATAATGTTGGCGTATCGTATACGATTGTTGAAAATGGTGCTAATGTCGCCGGGGCTAAGCTCCCCACCGACTCACAGTTTACAACCATTACGAATACTGGCGTACTGCGCGTTGGTCTCGGAGAAACGGCGAGTACTATTACTGTTGAGGCTACAGTGTCATATATTGATCCCGCAACCCCGGAGGTGGTCAAGAAAATTTCGGGCCGTGTTGCAGTGCCAGTGAGTGGTGACGGTTTGCTCGGATTGCAGTCCGGTTTCGTCACAGCCCTCACGGTGACAGCCCCCGCGACGCTCGGTATCGGTAAGGTTGGCCGCGTGGTCGCTACGGCCACACTCACCGATGGTCGGACAGCCGACGTGTCCGCATTGGTCACATGGTCGGTCGATAAGCCGGACGTGGCTACCGTGGCTGTCGATGGCTCCATGACCGGAGTCAAAGCGGGCGACGTTGTGGCTTCGGCTACGCTGTTCGCTGTAACGGCTCAGGCGTCGAAGACTACTGTCGCGTAACACCACGTGGTATAATAGGACTCATTACATAGTGTAATGAGTCCTATTTTTATGACAGGGGTAAGAGCATGGCTGAGCAGGATAACGGGTTATCGTGGGCGTATTTCCCGCCGAACACGTCGTTTAAATTGTGTAACGTACCGTGGGACATGTCCTATAGGGATATTGTACGATTTGCTGACCACAAGGCACAGGACGATTATTTTAACAATCTTCCCGGCGTTACGGTAACTAATACGGCCGGGCACCGATTTAATCAGCCAGTTAAGCTTAATATCCCGTTTAATAAGGCTAATCAATATAATTATATTATTGTTAAAAACGATTACCCGCAAGTAGAGCAACCTCGATATTGGTATTATTTTATACAAAATATTACTATGGTTAATTTGTACGTTTCACAGTTTAATATTATGTTGGACGTTGTGCAATCATTCCAGTTCGATGTAACTCTAGGTAATTGTTATGTTGAGCGCGGCCATATCGGTATCGCTAACGAGAATGCCGAGCAGGATGGGGGTCGCGCTTATCTTGATATTCCTGAGGGATTGGACACGGGTTCAGAGAGCCAAATAACTTCGCAATCGTATAATTATTTTATTAAAAACGGGACGCAATTAGCAGACTCTACCGCCTCAATTGTTGTGTTGTCTACTGTCGACTTAAGCAACGATGCCGGCAGTGTCGATAACCCTAACATATTTACGGCGTCAGGCGTTTCCATTAACAACATTCCTAACGGCATTAACATGTACCTGTTTAAAACCGTTACCGACTTTTTCGTGTTTATGAAAATGGGTGCTAATTATCCGTGGATTATGCAAAATATCCAAAAAATATATATGATTCCTAACGATATCCAATTCTCAGGCAATCCCGGCCTCACGCACACGGTTCCGTTCGGGAAATCTAACGTTAATATCGAAATGTATACTATTCAAATGGGGCAGATTGACGTCGATAAAGATATCGCCACGGACGTTGATTTTAGGAACAATTTTATCATACCTGACAGGTATAAAAACTTGAAAAAGTTCAGAACATTCCCCTATGCGTGGATCGAAATCACTCTCATGAACGGGAATAGCATTATTATCAGGCCGCAGGATATTTATCAGAATAATCTCACGTTGCATGAAGTGGCCTACTATGGTCCGCCAACGCCACGGGCCGCGTTTTACGTGCGTTCGCTCCATGGTGGCGATAATGGTGGCGATACTATGCGCGAGGAGCGTGGCGAAATGCTTAACAGCACTATCGGCGTCGTAGATTATCCCTCATTGGCCGTGGTCAATAACGCCGGGCAAATCTACCTCGCGTCCAACGCTCATAGCATTGACTATCAGAGGCAGTCGGCTGACTGGAGCCAGCAAAAAACCTCCATGGGTATTAACAATGCGTACGCGCAAGCGCAGCTATCGGCCGGGTACGCTGATCAGCAGACGGGCTTGAGTAATCGTAATCGTAGCGCCATGGCAGGTATTAGCAATCAGTCCGCAACACGCTCAACGGATATTGCGCAGAATCAGGCAAATTTTGACTACGGTATGCAACAGCTCAACACTATCGGCGGGGGTGTGGCTAATGTGCTCGGCAATGCTGCTACCGGCAATATCGGTGGGGCGATCGGTGCCGCCGTAGGTGCCGGCATTGGCGCGTATGCCAATAATGCGACGTACAATCAAGGCAATCAGACACGTGCCGCCCAGCTCGGTAACACGGTAGACACGACTAACGCACAAACCTCGCAATCCAATAGTTACGCTAGCCAGCAAACAGGGTTAAGCAATCAACAATCATTGCAATTTGCGGATATGAACCGGAGCATGGCTACCGCTGTAGCTTCAGGCGACTATGCTAACGCTATTGCTGGCATTAACGCGAAAATACAGGACACGGCACTCATGTCGCCAAACGTGGCCGGGCAGATGGGCGGCGATGTGCTCTTGTATGCGGCGAATAGGTGGCGTATTTGGCGGCGGTACCGTCAAATCATGCCCGCCGCCATGCGTGACATCGGCGAATATTGGCTCCGCTACGGCTACTATGTGCAACGCTTTTTAAAGCCACCAGCCTCATGGCAGACTATGGAGCATTTTACGTTTTGGAAAATGCATGAACTGTACATTAGGTCAAGCACATGCCCCGAGGAATTTAAATTGGCTTTTAAAGGTATTTTCGAGAAAGGCGTGACCGTGTGGAATAGTCCCGATGACATTGGTGCTATTGATTATGCTGACAATAATCCGTTGCCGGGGGTACGATATTAATATGGCCAGCACAAACACTAAACGCACGATACGCAACGCTAATCCAGCATATCAGCAAGCCGTGGCGGCATTCCGACCCACGGCTGGACTAAGTGACGGGGCGGTGCTCATGCAGTCGGCGCGGATCGACATGTACGCCAAGCTACTCAAGTCGCTGGCCGTAGCCCGGTTTACGTGGCGCGGGTTGCCTAACGGCATTGACTCAAGATACCTTGAGCTGATGCTATTGGAGCAGGGCATGGTGCTGTTCTTCCCGGATATTCGTAAAAATATGCACCGTTTTATGGTCACGTCGGCATCATATCAGGGTAACGTTAACCCGTATTTTAATGCGACAGAGTTCACGCCCGTAGCTAACAATTATAGCTATAAAACATTAACATCTAAAGAGTGCGTGCCTATTTGGGACAATCTTATCAGGCAACCATTTAACGACATTATTACGTTATATGCGCAACGGCTCGCTATGGTAGACCGGGCTTTAGACGTGAATTTAGACAACATGTCTATTCCGCTTATCGTCACTGTTGAGGACGAAAACCAACGGCTGACACTCGAAAATATGATTAAACAGAAACAGGACGGCGTGCCCGCGATACTCGTATATGGCGACGGCTTGGGTTCGCAATTCCAATCGTTCCCTAACACTACGCCGTATTTGTCGGACAAATTGCTGTCAGATAAGGCGCAGATTTGGAATGAGTGCATGAGTTTCATGGGCATTCAAAATAGTAACACCGAGAAAAAAGAGCGACTACTGACGGGCGAAGTGGCGGCCGGATCGGAAAAAACCAACATTTTTAGATTGAGTTTTTTGAAAGCCCGTCAACAGGCGTGCGATACGATTAAACTGTTGTGGCCCGCATTGCATGATATTGGCGTGGACTGGTCGGACACGACGAGCGGTGGAATTTTAAACACGAATGAGGATGATAGCGATGAATAATAGCGGAGCGTATAGCGACCTTGCCATGCCCGAGTTTCACGCGGATTATACGACACAACTGGGCCACCTCGTCGCCCTTGGGTACGATAATGACGCCTCATTACATCTCGACAACTACCCTATTTTTGACGAAGCGTACCGCAATAGGCTTAACCGTAAAATTATCGAACACTATATTTTCAGGGAAATAGGCGTAGAAACACCGCAAATGTTTACGTTTAATTTGGGGCGTAAAATGAACGAAATCATGCCCTATTATAATCAACTGTATGTGTCCACGCAAACCAAATTCGATCCGTTGCTTACCCAAGATTTGTATAGTGATTCCAACCAAACACAAACATCGGAATCGTCTGCCAAGAGCAGCGCAGAACAGACTGGTAAAAACGATACGACTAGTGACACGACCACGAAAACTCATTCAAGCGCCACCACAGTACACAGTGAATTCCCGCAGACGCGCCTAGCTGATTTTCTCCAGTATGCGACTAACGCAGATCAAACCAACTCGGATACCGACTCGAATACCACCGGGTCGCAGTCTGCGACAAGCTCGAGCAGTGGTAGCAATACCACTGATTTTACCCACCAGTCGGACTCGGGTAATGGTACCGTCCATAGTCACGGCTATGCGGGGATGAGCGGGGCGCAGCTTATCACCGCATGGCGCTCGGCCATGCTTAATATTGACATGATGGTCATAGAGGAGCTGGCACCCCTGTTTATGCGGATAGTGGGCACGCCGTCGCGCATGACATGGCCCCGATATGGCGGGCCGGACGTGTATACTGGAGTAAGATTCTAAGCTCGAAAGGGGTATATGTATGTTACCTAGTGAGACATTATGGCCTACGACGCGGCCACCGGCATTTGAGCGAGTAGGCTCAACACAGCCATTCAACTACCGCGACACCTTAACATTGCTCGACTATGTGAATCAGGTTGTGGCACATATCCAGTCAGTGCAATCGGATGTTGACGGCGACATGGGTATCATTAATGGCGACGTGCAAACCATGCAGGATACCCTAGCGGCCATGTTGCTTGATATGGCTAACCTCCGTGACGAGCTTATCGACATGATTAAGCAGGCGGCGGCCAGCGATAATATCATGGTATGGTCGGTGTATGGCCAGCGGGTTGCGCTCCAGCGAGCGCTTGACGATATGTATGATGCCGATCGCCCGCACGGCCTATTCGTGTCCGACTTCGACAATCTCGAATTGTCTCCCGCACAGTTCGACGCACTCGGTGTTGATCCGCGCGTATTTGACTTGCATAGTACGAATAAGGTTAATACTGTTTCGGGTGATATTACTCGCGATGATATTCTATGGCTTAAGGACTAATATTATGCCCAGTATGCAACACACGCCTAATTATGGACTCACGCAATATGGTTCAAGCGGTGATAAATTGTCGTTTATTGATGACTATAATCGTGATATGAAGATTATTGATTTGAAAATGAAAGCACTCGAAGATAAAATAATGCGACTCGAAGCCGCACAACACTAAGGACAACTATCATGCCTAGCGCCAATAAAACACCTAATTACAATCTCACTCAATACAGCAATAACGGTAGCGATAAAATATCTGCGTTGCAAGATTACAACGAAGACATGTCGAAAATCGATACCGCGCTGAACGATAATGCGAATAATATTGCCACGAAAGCCGACAAAGCTACTACCTATAGCAAAACCGACGTCGATAACAAGCTTGACACTAAAGCTGACACGACCACCGTCGATACCAAGCTCGCCGCAAAAGCCGACACGGACACCACCTATAGCAAAACCGACGTCGATACTAAGATCGCCGCAAAAGCCGATGACACAACAGCTTACCATACGATTATCGTAGATAATTCCGGCGCTACTGACGTAAGCGACAAAATTCAGCAAGCGATCAATTCGCCATTCATCGCCGATATTTATCTTCCAGCCGGTAATTACCTTATCTCCAAGACAATCAATATAAGCGATGCGACAAAATCGGTGTCGATCAAGCTTCACCCTGCTGCCAAAATTTTCACTGAGGACGCATTGCAAGCAATGCTGGCAATCGATGCTCCTAATACGTTGCACCAAAGCGTTGTCATTGACGGGGGTGTATGGGATGGCTCCACACGGGCTGACGACATTTTGAAAATAAACACAAATTATAATGTTGTCCTAAAAAACATGCGATTGCAGAATGCCGTAAGCTGCCATATTGATGGCGATAATGCTACCTGCATGATGATTGACAATATTGATATTTGGGGAGGCGACTGGATTGGCGGGGATGCTGGAATACATAATGTCGGTATCCGGCACGGCCACGACTGTCAAATTTCCAACGTTCGAATCATGCACATCATGTACGGATTTGAACCAAACGGGTACTCGCAATATTCCAACATTTATGTGTATGGCGGCAATCGGCAGGAGGCGCGGGTGACAGCTGCATTCCACTTCCGCACCTCATGGACTACCTGCCAAATCACAAATATGTATGCGGACACCTTGCAAAACGTGTTCCTTGATGATGCAGGTGTTGCTAATACGAAAATTTATGGTTCAGGCATTTTTTGGGTGACAAATAAATCTGAAATTGATGATACCAAGGAGACTAATTTTCTCAACACATCCCCGTCAACTATTTTCAATGTCAGCAATATGTCGCTACAGCCAGTAAAGGTCTCTAATTTCTCAAAAAACACGCTGAATTTCAGTGCTAGTGTAAATTTTGCAGCAGATTCGGAGATAAACATGTCTCAATTTTCCGACATTCCGAACATCATTAATGCAGGAAACAGATTTTGCCGCATTACACCAATGCACGCAACATCCTCAAATATTTCCGGATTCGCTAACGACAATGCCCTAAGAATTTTTTCCATTAAAAAAGCGGCAGGATACAATCGCAGTTATGTTGAAATAATGTCAGAAGATGGCGGGTACTATGCCAAAATTTATGTAGGTTATAATGGTGTCGGCGGCGTGGTCGAAAAAAAGAACCCCGATCCATTATCGTCAAATATAAGAATTTATGAAACATCGAACAAAACCGGTGATTTCGTAAATATTTATTTGATTAATGATTCGACCACAAGCTACAATCACGGGTTTTTGGTAAGATTTCTGAACGGCAATTCCAACACCTGTATGCAAAACTATTGGAAAGAAACTCCACAAAGCATCGATTTATCTACCCTCGCCGAAATTGTATGATGTCCAATCAATCCCTCTATGCCATGTATGTGATTGGGGCCGTCGAATCTAATCACAATTGGAGCGCCATTAATCCTAGTGACCCGATCACGCTCGGCATGATGCAATGGTATGGTAATCGCGCTAAGTCGCTTATCTTACGCGGTAAGGTGAGCGACTCGGCGGGGTACGATCAATATTTTGCTAGCACGGCCGCCGCAAAAGCGGCCGAAGCGAATCAGGATATGAGCTACTATTATGTGACGCAAGCCGACGCGACCGCGTGGCACGCTTGGGCAACCACCGACCCTAATCACGTGGTGCAGCAAGCGCAGTGGGAGGATGATTTCAACGCCTACCAGCAGGTTTGCGACTCGCATGGGTTCCCGGCCGCGAATATTCGTGAGCGTATTTTCTTTATGAGCATGTATCACCAGTCGCCCGTGTCAGCGTTTCGCGTGCTCGGATCCACGAGCGGCACCGCTAATCTTGATCTGCTGCACTCTACGGCGCTTAATGACAGCGTGCTGGGACAGTATCGTAACCGGTACGACACTGCATACAATATGCTCAACAGTTGGGACGGGCAGAGCGCCCCGCCTGATTTTGGGCAGGTGGGTGACGCTCCCACGCCCGGAGGAGATCCGGGCGGTGGTGGCACCATTACCCCAACCCCCGCGCAACAACGGTACATCTCACTCGTGGGCGACGTGCTTGTGCTCCATGATAATGGTAAAACCTCCCAATTTTATCAGACGGCGCAACAGGTGTGGACGAATAGCGGCACGCCGGGCACGCCTATTAGCGGGGGGCAGACCGACACCGGTAGCGATACCAGTTCAGACGCTGGATCCAAGGTAGTCGCATGGGTAGCGGCGCGTGTCGGCAAATATGCGTACTCGCAAGGTCCGGGGCGGCTTGATCCGGAGGCGTCCGGCTACACGGATTGCTCCGCATTGTGGTGGCGGGCATATCAGGATGTGACCGGCATAAACGTCGGACGGTGGACCGGCGAACAGGCCGGATTGGGCACGCGCATCGCCGTCAGCGGCACCGATACGCCCGCCAGCGCCGTAGCTAAAAGCAAGCCGGGAGACCTGCTGCTGCTCACATGGTCCGGCCATAATCCTAATTATGATCACGTGGAGGGTATGACGGGCACCGGCGCAGATCAAACATTATCCCACGGGGGGCCGGGGAATGGACCGAACTATTTTCAGGCCACCGGGGAAATGAATATGGCGAGTGAGTGGGAACTGCGACGCTATGTGTAACGTGGTATAATAGAGTCATGACACCGAACGCTCACGTTCTTAATGAGAACGACTATTATAACTACCATGACGTGCTGACATACAATGCGCCATGGACGTTCATTATCGGCGCTCGAGGTCTTGGTAAAACGTACGGCGCTAAAAAACATTGCATCCGTGATTTTATCAAAAACGGTGCACAATTTATTTATCTCAGGCGCACCGATGTTGAGCAGAAAAGCAAAGGTACGTTTTTTGCCGACGTTGGCGAAGCATTCCCGGATTATGAATTTAGAGTCAATGGAGCGCAAGCCGAATGCCATTATCTAAAAGATGATGCCAAAACGTGGCATATCATGGGATATTTTGTTGCACTATCTCAAGCGGGTGGCAAAAAGTCAATACCCTACCCCGACGTGCGTAATATTATTTTCGATGAAGTATTCCCCGACAATCAGCAATTCTTGAGCAATGAGGTTACCGCGCTAGAAGAATTTTACAACACTGTCGATAGGTGGAAAGATAAGGTACGCCTATTTTTCCTCTCTAACGCAGTTATTAAAGCTAACCCATATTTTGCCAAATTCCACATCTCACTTGACGAGCAACAGCACGATAGGCAGGAAATTAAAGCGTACGGCGGCGGCTTTATCGTCATACAATTAGCCGATTATGGCGGTTTCAGTGCCAAGGTTGAGCGCTCCCGTTTCGGCAAATTCCTCCGACAATACGACAGTGATTATGCCGACTATGCGATCAACAACAAATTCCGGGACGACAGCAGCACGCTCATCATGCCGTTAGACTCGGACGAAGACGGCTACTCGTATACGCTCGACACGGAGGATTACGGCAAATTCGGCGTATGGTACCACCTTGACGAGGACTATCAGGGTTTTCTTATCTCACGACGTGTCAAAAAAGGGCAACAAACAGAATACACGCTAGACTATCGGCATGTATCCGAAACTATGATATATATTAAGCGTGGCGACCCCGTAGCCCAAAGGCTCGCCAACGATTACCGTCGCGGCAAAATACGCTTCGATAATACGCAAATTAAAGCAGATTTTAGCATGGTCATAGGATCCATGCTAGGAAAATAGGAGGAATAATGGACAACGCAACAGAATGGTGGCTTATCGCCACCGGCGTACTTATTATTGGCGATTACGTGTCAGGAATGGCAAAAGCAATCGTACAACGCAACATCTCATCCCGTATCATGCGCGACGGACTATGGCACAAATTCGCATACATCATGGTAGTAGGACTCGCAGCATTCTTGCAAATCGCATCACAACACATTAACCTCGGATACGACGTGCCGCTTATCCCACTCGTATGCGGGTTCATTGTACTCATTGAGGTAAGTTCTATCATTGAAAATTTGGCAGAAGTCAACCCCGAAATCAAGGGCAGTAAACTACTCGAATTTTTTAAAATAACCAACAATAAGGACAATAACAATGCCTGACATTAACGCTTTTATTAACCGTATGCGCTACTGGTGCGCAACCGCTAACCTCGGCTACTCGCAGGCCGACCGATGGAATATCAGGCCGGGCGGCGATGCTGATTGCAGCTCACTCGTAATCTTCGCACTGCGCGAAGCCGGTTTTGACACGGGTTCGGCAAGCTACACCGGCAACATGCTCCCTAATCTCACCGCCCACGGATGGCAGCGTGTCGCCAACAACGGCAACCCACAGCCCGGAGATATTCTACTCAACATTGCAGATCACGTAGCCGTATATCTTGGCAATGGACAACTCGCACAGGCAAGCTACTCGGAAAACCATAGCGCCACGGGAGCACCCGGAGACCAGACAGGACATGAAACCAACGTCGGACCCTACTATAATTATCCATGGGACTGCTATTTGCGATACGTTGGCGCACAAAACAGCCCAGCCGCACCCGCTGGCACTAATCTCGCTGTAGACGGCTCATGGGGTCCCGCTACCACGCGCCGATTGCAGCAGATTCTCGGCACCACCGCAGACGGTGTTATCTCCGGCCAAATTCGATGCCCAGCCAACGAGCATATCGCCTCCATTCAATTCGGATCAGGTGGCAGTGATATGGTAGCCGCCATGTCACACGCCATGGGCATCACCGACATGCCGCGCAACATCGGCCCCGGGTTCGTGTCAGCGCTCCAACGTAGACTAGGCACTACAGTAGATGGCGTGATTAGTCCCACGTCCGACGCGGTACGAGCACTACAACAGCGCCTCAATCTCGGAAGATGGTAAAAATAGGAGAAAACATGGTAGAAGAACCACCCAACGCTGAAGACATGTCAGAATATAACAGCGAAATCGAACGACGCAAGACGCTCGAACATCGATCGCACCACATCATCTCACATTGGATAGCGTGGATCATTCGCAGAATCTTCTACTAAACACAAAGCCCCACGGAAAACCGTGGGGCTTACTTATTACCTCAAAACCTCATTTCATAACTTGTGCATACGCCTCAGTAATCGTATCCATAGGCAAATACCTCAAATCTGCGCGCTCCCAAACAACATGCTCGTTTATCATATAATCATAAGCGACACGAACCATCTCACGACGAGCCTCTTTAGCAGTAATGGCCTCATGGCAATAATTACCATTGCGAAGCTTACCTTTACTCACCCACTCATCACGATCCGCACGAGAGCAAAACACCACAACACAACCAATACGTTCGTTATCAGTATCGCGCGCATCAATACCATAAGTATTCTCGAAACCATAAAACTTCTTCATCATAATCACCTAACCTAACCAAAACGCTGCACCTTGCAACTAAAACAAATATACCACACCACAACACAAAACACAAAACACAGGCGCTCCCAGCGTGTCGCAAACACAAACACACGAAAAACAAAACAATAAAACACAAAACAAAACAAACAAAAAAACACGAAAACACACACAACAAAACACGGACAAAACCAGTTAAAAAAAACATATAAAAACACAAAACAAAACAATACAAAAAAACAAATAAAAACGAGACGTGAAAAAAAATGATACAAAAAAAATAAAAGAAAAGGAAAACAAAAAAACCCGCGGAAACGCGTTGGGGGAAATAAAAAACACCAGAG